AAGATGAACACCGTCGAAATAATATGTAACGCGGCCCGCTACCATTTGCGTCTTTGGATTGCGGATGGCGCGCGTATAGGCAACCTCTAGGTCGTGCCAGTACGGCACGCTCCACGGATTGGCACGACGCCATGCGTCCACCATCTTGCGGCTTTCGCTCTCCGGCATGACGATGCCGTAAATGCGACCCATGGCGCTGAAGGCACCGACGCCCCCGGCGAACCCGCAAGCAAGCTCTTGCACCTTGCCGACCTGGCGCTGGTCCTTCGTCACCTCGTCCACGCTGCACCGGAACGTCGAGGCCGCGTTGACCTTGTAGACGTCAGCGCCGTTGCGGAACAGGTCGAGCTTCTCGTTGCCGTCAGGACCTGAGCACCATGGCGTGACGCGGGCTTCGATGGATGACCAGTCGGCCACGACGAAGGACTTGCCCTTGTCGGGGATCAGCGACGGGCGCAGCATGGACTTGAGCACGTCCGTCACCCGCTTGCCGAACTGCGGCACGATGGAGTGACGGCGCACCATGGCCTGCCGGACTAGTTCAGGCTCGGCGGCGCATTTCCGTGGAAAGTTGTGGACCTGGAGGCCATAGCTTGAAGCTCGTCCTGTAGCAGAACCCCCAGCGAATACAAACGCACCCCGGACGCGACAGTCTTGATCATCGCTAAGCGCTTCGGCTCGGCTAAACTTCGCCACGGACGATGCCCACACATCGTCCGCGCACTGCACCACCTCACGGACTTCCGGGGGTACTTCATCAGGGTTCTCCATCGCCAGCAGGTTTGCACGCACGGCCTTGTCGATGCTGACCTTCGCCTCGCCGTCCTTGTGGATCGTCATGACCTTACGGGCTTCCGGCCCGACACGCTCCCAGACCCATTCACGCATACGAGGGCTGCGGATGCTGTTGAGGCCAGTGATCTCCTGAAACGTGGCCTCAATCTCTTCCAGTTCGGCCGCCGCGTAGGTGATAGCAGATTGTGCTAGCGGCACGTCCAGCTTGACGCCACGGTCGTTGATGCGCTCATTGACGTGATAGTCGGCCAGTTCCTCATCCGTCAGGTCGCGCATGGACTTGGAGATGGTCCGCATGGCACGGACGTCCTGCTCGCAGTAGCGGATCATCTCGGCCATCAGGTCGGCGTCCTCACGGAACTGCCCGTTGGCCTGCGGGATCGACAGCGCGCGGATCAGCGCCGCGCCGCGATGGTCCTTCTTCATGCTGGCGCCAGCGAAGCGGCCGACGTCCTCAAGGCTGCCCGGCGCGCAGTTGGCGCGGGCTTGTGTTGCAGTGCAATAGAACTGTTCAAGCGCAGGCTCCGGCACGCCGAAATCAGGACAGATGACGTACCAGAACATCAGGCGCTCGAAGGCTGCGTTGTGCGCCCTGATCTGCCCGCGATGCAGTGCCACCCGCGTCGGAAACGGCTGATCTGGCGTCCATGTGGTGACGTCCTCGTCGTCGAAGGCGTAGGACATGCACAGCAGTTCAGTGCTGGGGTCTTGCGCATAATTATACACACCGCGGCTCGGCAAATCGCAGCGGCTGCGGCTTTCCAGATCAATCCAGAGTATGGTCATGGTGGTCGGGGGGCAGGCTTACGCCCACCCCCCTGGCCCGCTTACGCGCTACGACGGCGACGAACAGGGGCAGCGTCCGCTGCCGGATCACTCGCGGGCGTCTCGTCAGCCTGACCGTCCAGACCGATCCACGACACGATCTCGAAGATCGGCGTGTAGATGCGGCCATAGGACTTGTGCGTATAGTGCTCCTTCTTGAGGCGCACCACAGCCACAGGCTTCGTCTGGTCCTTCTCGACCTGGGCGGCGATGTCAAGGGCCAGCTTCTGGACGGCGCGCTTGCCGCCCACGGAGGTCACGTTGTACGTCACCTCCAGCCCCTTGTCGTCGCCACCCATGCACTTCAGGCTCATGCCCACCTGCAACTCCCAGCCACGTTTAGCGCCGGGCGGCGGCACGTCCATCTCCGGCAGCGGCTCAGCCACCGGCACCATCTTCTCGCCAAGCACGTCACCCTCGCCCCAAGCGATATAGCCGTGGACGAACGAGAACGGATTGACAGCCCAAGTGCTGTCCTCCTCGATCTCCGTCTGGTCAGCACCGAACACCCAATGGCCGGTCTTGTCCATCTTGAGGATCGCCATGCCCGTACCGCCGACCTCATGCTCCAGAGAGCGCAAGGCGGTGGACAGGTTCTGGACGGAGGGGAGCTTAGCGTTACCAAAGTTCACGATGTCGTTCATTGTCTTCTCCTGTTTAGACCAGTTTACCAAGAGCGGAAGCAAGACGCTTTCCGATCTGCAACACGGCGGGTCGCGGGTCATCCGCGCTTGCCAACGTGTTACCCGTTGAGACGGAGACGACAATCCCCTCCGGCATGTCGATCTTATGCTTCTTCAGCATCTTCTCGATCTGCGCGGGGCTTCTCAACTCCGTCAATAGTGCATCAGATGCATTAAGCCCTGCTTCGGTCAGCGCTGTCAAGGCCACATCCTCGTCAACCCACTGCCGCGTCGCGCGCTTGGCGACCAGCTTGTAGCCCGGCACATCCACGCCGTTCTCCAGCAGCGTCTGCGCCATCTCGCGGGCGTCCTTGATCCAGCCCTCAAGGGTCTCGATCTTGTCGAGCGCGGCGGCCAGATCATCGACGTTCACCGTCTTGAGCGCTGCGCGGTCAGCACGCTCGACGGCACCCGTCACCAGCGGACAGACCGACTTGGCGGCGCACCACCGGCAGTGGTCGCCCGTCTTCAAGGGCGCGTCCGGCTGCTCGGCAGCCCGCACGGCGAGAACAAGCTCGGCCTCAAAGCGCTTGACGCGGGCGATGTCGGTCGTCCACTTCTTCACATACGGCGGCTGAACAATGTAGACGTCAATCGCCTCAGTGTCCCTGAACGCCCAAGCCGTTGTCGTCGTGTGCATGGCGGCTGCGATGTAAAAGAGCGCCTGCGGGTTCTCCTCCGCCTCGACGGCGACGCCGTCTCCGAACTTCCAGTCCACCAGTATGCCACGGTCGCCAATACGACCAACAAGATCAGCGGACCCGAAAACGCCAGGAAGAACGTGACCAAACCCAACAACTTTTTCGACATCGTATTCCATCATCTTGTCGGGATCGATCTCATCGAGCGCCGCCAGCGCGGGCAGCAGCTTGCGCTCCAGCCGGTCTTCGGTCAGTTCAACGCCGTTATAGACTGTACCGAGAAAATCCTCCGGCGGCTTGCCTGTCTCCAGCACCGCCGCGATGACGTGGTGCAGCAGCGTGCCCTCGTCGGCGTACTTGCTGGACGGCTTAGGCGGCATCTTCTGGACCAACGCCACGCTGCCGGGGCAAGCGATGACGCGCTTGGCGGTCGATCCGCCGACGATATTTGAGTGTGCTGCCATGTCGTCTCCTGTGATTTGCCCGGACACTACAGAATGTTTGTTGACCTGTCAATGATTGTTTGGTAGACAGGGGCATGGGCGGTGAAAGTCACATCGAGAAGTATTTCGTTTGGACGGTCGAACGCATGGGCGGGACGGCCTACAAGTTCAACTCGCGCAACCACCGGGGCGTCAGCGACCGCATCGCGTGTCTGCCTGACGGATCGGTCTGGTTCGTGGAGTTGAAAGCCCCGACCGGACGGTTGTCGCCGTTGCAGAAACTGTTCGCGGCCCGCATGAAGGAACTGAAGCAAAACTACACGACACTATGGACAAAAACGGAGATAGATGAATGGCGCGCGTCCTTGTCGCTTGCGAATACTCAGGAGTAGTGCGGGATGCGTTCCTGCGTTCAGGCCATGACGCCTTGTCCTGTGACCTGCTGCCAACGGAAACGCCGGGGGCGCACCATCAAGGCGACGTGCGCGACGTTCTGCATGACGGATGGGATTTGATGATTGCGCATCCGCCGTGCACGCATCTGGCTGTCAGCGGCGCGCGTTGGTTCAAGGACAAGTTGGCCGAACAGGCCGAAGCGCTCGACTTCGTGCGCCTGCTTCTTGATGCCCCGATCCCGCGCATCGCGTTGGAAAACCCGATCAGCATCGTATCAAGCCGCATTCGCAAGCCGGACCAGATCATCCAGCCGTGGCAATATGGCCACGGTGAGACAAAGGCAACTTGCCTGTGGCTCAAGAACCTGCCGAAACTGACGCCGACCAACATCGTTGAAGGCCGCGAGGCGCGCGTCCACAAGATGCCGCCCAGCCCTGACCGCTGGAAGGAGCGCAGCCGCACCTACAAGGGCATCGCCGCGGCGATGGCAGCACAATGGGGCTGACCCTCAGACCATACCAGAACGACGCGGTGACGTTCCTGTACGAGCGTGACCGCGCCATGATCTTGGCGCCGGTCGGTGCTGGCAAGACCGCCATTACGCTGTCGGCCATGGCCGAGATGAAGCGGGACGGCCACGCCAAGCGCTGGCTGGTCGTCGCTCCCAAGCGGGTCTGTACGGACGTCTGGCCGGTAGAGATCAAGAAGTGGGCGCCAAGCCTGACGATGTCGGTCGCTATCGGCACCGCTGCCCAGCGCCGCGCGGCCTTCGAGGCCAAGACGGACATCGTCGTGTTCAACTACGACAACCTCGACAAGCTGCCGGATGGCCAGTTCGACGGGATCGTATTCGACGAACTGACGCGGCTCAAAAACCCGTCCGGCAAGCGGTTCAAGGCGCTCCTCAAGGTGCTCGACCGCTTCCCGGTGCGCTGGGGCCTGACCGGCTCGTTCACATCGAACGGCCTTGAGGACGTGTTCGGCCAGTGCAAGGTGGTGGATGAGAAGCTGCTGGGCCGCACCAAGGGGGCCTTCATGCAGCAGTACTTCGTCTGCATCAACCGCGACTTTGGCGAGTGGATGCCACGCAAGGGCGCGCTGGAGCAAGTCATGACCCGCATCCGTCCGGCTACCTTCGTCCTTGAACCTGGCGTCTACAAGGACAAGCTGCCGCCTTGCCATGTGGTCGAGATGCGTTGTGACATGCCCGACCGCGAGCCATACGACAAGATGAAGCGCGAGTTCATGTGGCAGGACATCACTGCCCTGTCCGCCGCCGCGGTCACGACCAAGCTCCAGCAGATGGCGGGCGGCTGGGTGTACGACACGGTGACGGAGGCGTCCGACAGCCCCGGCCAGTTCAAGACGGTCAAGGCCCCGCATTGGTTCTCGACGCACCGCTTCGACCTGCTGGACGAGGTGCTGGAGGGCAACCAGCGGGCCAACACCCTGATCGTCTACAACTTCGTCGAGGAACTGGCGGAACTGAAGCGCCGCTATCCCGGCACGCTGTGGACGCTGGACGACGGCCCGGACGTGATTGAGCGTTGGAACAAGGGCAAGATACCGCTGTTGGCGGTCCATCCCAAGTCGGCAGGGCACGGCCTGAACCTCCAGCACGGCGGCTGCCACATGGTGTTCCTGTCGCTGCCATGGTCACTGGAACTCTACGAGCAGGTCGTTGGCCGTCTGCACCGCAGCGGGCAGGAGCGCGACGTGTGGGTCTACGTCCTGCTGACCAACAAGACCATCGACGAGCGCATCTGGGCCGCGCTTGCCGACAAGCGGGCAATCTCTGACGTGGCCCTTGAGGAGCTAAAAGGATGAAGAGTGCATGGCACGACCTGAACGTGCTGCTGTCCATGCGGACGGAGGACCAAGTGAAGGCGATGCTGGACGACGAGGTGAACGTCCACAAGCGCGCGACCTACGCCGTCCGTATCCACCAGCGGTACACGACGCTCCGGGCGCAGCGGGAACGGAAGGAAATCATGGAGAAGATCAGTGGTAAATGACGTTCTGGACGCACGCGAAAAGACCCACGGCTCTTACGACGATGTCGCCTCAATGGCGCAGGCGCTGAAGGACACCCTGCGCGGAGGCAAGAACTGGAAACACTTGGACGACATGCAGCGCGAGACGCTGGAGATGCTGGCCAGCAAGATCGGCCGCATCCTGTCGGGCAACCCGCATGAGGTGGACCACTGGAGGGACATCGCGGGCTATGCCCAGTTGATCGTCAACGCTTACAGCGTTTACGAATGTGATCCCATTCGCCGCCCCGACGATGGCAGTCTTGCATCGCCTTCTCCTGCTCCGGCGTCATACGCCGCGACAGGTAGGGCCACGCTGCCTTGAACATGACGACGCCCAGCCCGAACCAGAAGGTCGGTCGCTGGGCGACAAGATAGCCGCCAGCGCCGATGCC